TAAAGGACGTAATCATCCTAAAATAATGGTACATGAATCTTGTCAAAACTTGATTTATAGTTTAAGGGAATGGACTGGGGCTGATGGACAGAAAGGTGCCAGCAAAGATCCTATTGATGCTTTGGGGTATCTCGTTGTCATGCAACCCAAGCACTACGGCGGCGAACAATGGGAAAAGCAGATGAGACAAATGTCGAAATGCGGTTCCTATTGAACTTCTTTTATCTATGTACTCAGCTTCTTCTGATCCTCTGGCTATTGCGACAAATGTCCCTGATGTGGGAGATTTGCTAAGTGAATATGGACGCGCAATGGTCAATTCCACTCAGGGGAACTTGACGACCAAGTTTGACGATATCCGCTTTGCACGTTGGGCTGGACAGAGTGATGACGGGAAAAAGCATAGTAATCTCCGTAACGAAGGTGACCCAGCTTGGCCATTTGAAGGCGCTAGTGACGTCCGCAATCGCCTGATCGACTCAACTTGTAATGAGTTGTCTTCGCTTCTGGTGACAGCCTTTGAACGCTCGAACATCCGGGCTGATGGAGTGGAGTTAAACGACACTTCTATAAGTGGGATTGCAACTACGCTACTTCGCTGGATTCGCGACAATAAGATGCCTTTGGAGCTTCGCAGGGAGGCTGAACTTGGCGCGCAGTACGCTTTTCAGTACGGTTGGACAGCTTTCTTTATTGGCTGGAGACAAAACATCAGCAAGCGTGAACAGCAAGTGACCATGCAAGAGGTTATGGCTATTGCTCAACAGAGTGGCAGTCCTACACTCATGCAGTTGCCTGACCTTATCATGCAACAGTCCGAAGAGGCTGCTGCTATTATTCAGGCTGCTGTGCCCGGCACCACGGAATCCGAAGCAAAACGGATGGTTAAGGAGCTAGCCGAAACTGGCGCAACAACCCGTGACGAGGAGTATGTCAGCAAAAATTTGCCGGAAATCATTGCGCTCAAGCCTTGGGACGAGATCCTTTTCCCGCCTGAAGCAGCAGATTTGCAGCGTTCTCGCGTAATTTTCCGCAGAACTTGGATGTCTGAAGTTGAGATTCGCGAAAAGATTACTACGGAAGGCTGGAACAAGGATTGGGTGGAACTTGCAGTCCAAATGGCAGGCAAGAGCAGCACCGTGTACAACACGAATATCCTGCCAAGCACGGAGATGCTGGTCTATAACGGCCTAAACTACCAGAACATGATCGAGGTAGTTTACTGCTATACCAAGAGTCTGGATGGCAAGGCTCCGTGTATTTACTACACTGTTATTTGCCCTCAAGCAGCAGTTGATCATCGTAGGGAAAGGATTTCATATGCGATTCATGAGAGGTTGGATTACGCTCACGGAGAGTATCCGTTTGTGGAGTTTCGTCGCGAGTGCATTCGTCGTGCCATTACTGATTGCCGTGGTGTCCCTGAACTTGCTCACACAGATCAGGACGAGATTAAGGCACAGCACGACTCCATCCGAGATCATACTGCCTTCTCAACCCTTCCCCCCATCAAAGTCGTTAAGAGAATTGGAGCAATCAACAAGGTTGGGCCGGGTGTATCTTTGCCAGTTGTAAATCCAACGGACTACACGTTCATGGACCCGCCAGCTCGCGAGCCGAATGTGGCTTTTGAGCTGATTAAACGGGTTGAAGCAAGTCACGCAGCTTACTTTGGCACGATTAATCCGTTTGTTGCGCCTCAAAAGACTCAACTTACCCAACAGGCACTTGTAAACTCTTGGCTACTGACTTGGCGCAGCATCTATCGGCAGATGTTTGCGCTTTGCTGTCAGTACATGAGTCCTGAAGAAATTCAGCGCATCACTGGCGGACAGTTGCCTCAGAGCTTGTCTGAAATCCATAACGAATTTGATCTGAGCGTCAAGTTCGATATCATGGATCTTGATAAGGAGTACATTGCCCAGAAGATCGACTTCCTTACCAAGGTTGCACAGATGGATACAGGTGGCGTGCTAAACCGCAACAAACTCACAGCAATGATGATTCAAGCTGTAGCCCCAGAGATGGCACAAGAACTTATCCTGAATCCTCAGGACGCAAGTCGTCAGATGTTCAAGGATGTGCAGAGTGATATCGGCATGATGTTGCTTGGCAACGAGGCGCTGTATCAGGAGAACGATCCTACGGCACAGACCAAGTTGCAGTACGCGCAGCAGATCTTGCAGGCCAACCCGAAAGCACAGGCGGCACTCCAGCAGGACGAGAACTTTAAGGCGCTATTTGAGAACTACGTTAAGAGTCTTGAAATGTCTGTTATGCAACAGCAAAACGCTCAAGTTGGCCGAATCGGTGTAACGCCAGTATCTCAGCAGTAGTATGACCGAAAATCAAAAACAAGCATTTGGATTTGCAGGCAAAAACCTGCTTTGGAGCGAGATTGTGAAGCACCTAAATGAGGTGCAAACAGGGCTAACGCTTCAGGCTATTTCGCAATCCGCTAAAGGAGAAGATAGAATACATCTTTGTGGGCAAGCTGATGCGGTTAACTATGTTATATCTTCTTTGATAAATATGAGACAAGAGGCTAGACAATTAAATGGCTTGACTCCTGACGAAGATTTGGCATAACGCCACTAACGGGCTAACCAGCGTTACTGGTTTGATTAAATAAGGACTTGCTACCTTTTAGCATGATAAAGACTAACTCACAGCCTGATTCCGGGAGTCAGGAGGCAGCAAATGTACCCGTTGCAAATAACCTCGGAGCGATTGATGGAGACAGCTTAACTGATTTCATTAAATCAAATTTCCTTAACGAGGAAGGGGCGGCTCCAGCCAAAGAGGAGCAGCAGGCTGAACCTGAAGCAGAGACTGAGGAGCCAATTGTGGACTCGGAAGTGGAAGCTGAAGAAGAAGCCGATCAACCCGCTGAAGAAGAAAGCGAGGCTGAAGAAAGTCCGTTGAGCAAGGGTGTCCAGAAGCGCATCAACAAGTTAGTTGCCGCGAAGAAGGCCGCTCAAGCAGAACTGGAAGCGCAGAAAGCCAAGTTGGCCGAATTGCAGCAAGAGCTTGAGACTACAAAGTCTTACGTTCCTGAAGCAAGGGTCGATGTTTCTGATGCAGTACAGCGTTTAACCTCGATTGAACAAGTCAGGAAGGAACACCAGAATGCATTAGAGATTCTTATGTGGTGCGAAGACAATTCCGATGGTGGCGTTTTAAAGTCATCTGACGGAACTGAACATGAGTTAACCGCTCAAGAAGTTCGCAACATGAAGAAATTGGCAATCAGGCGCAAGGAGATCGAACTGCCTGCCCGTGCTGAATATATTCAGCATTATGCACAAGCGAAGGCTAACGCAATTAAGGAGATGCCATTTTTGACAGATCCTAAAAGCGAAAAGTATCAGGTTGTGCAGCAGGTATTGAAGGATTTCCCAGAGCTTAAACGTAGGCCAGACTTTGAGTGGCTTGCTGGTATATTTGCACTTGGCGCAGAGGCTATGGCCTCCAAGCAGGCAGCAAAGAAAACAGCAGCACCAATCAAACGCGCTCCAGCGCAACCTGCGGTTAAGGCTGCTCCAGCGACGATGTCTCAGTCAGACTTACAGAAAGCCAAGCAATCCTTTGCGAAGGATTCTTCGATGCGCGGAGTTGAAGACCTCATTAAAGCAATGGACTTAGTTTAGTCCTTAACAACTCAAACCTTATTTAGTTTATGGCAATTCTTACTGAACCTAATCTTAGTGGCCGTGGTAAACGCGAAGACTTGGCTGACATGATCAGCATGGTTGACGCAAAAGACACGCCTTTTACGTCTATGGCCCGTAAGGGCAGCAAGCCCGGAAACATGTATTTCCGCTGGCAGGCAGACAGCAATCCTGCACCTAAAGTTGGTGGTACGGTTGACGGTACTGATGTAACGTCCAACCAGTATGTCAACTGGGATGTGGGCTATCGTGCGGAACTTGCGAACTACGCGCAGGTCTTCCGTATGGACCCTGTTCGTGTGTCCAAGCTCTCCACTGACATTGCCCAAGTGGCAGGTGTCCGTGATGAGCTGGCATACAACGTCAGCAAGTCCATCCTTCAGTGCAAGCGTTCGATTGAGACGACTCTCTGTTCGAACCAGACTGCGCAGCAGGACAACGGCACTGTTCCTTACCTCACGGCAGGGATTCAAACTTGGATCAGCACCGCTGGAACTGGAACGCCGACCCCCGGCGACATTCCTTCCATCTTCCGCACTCCTACGGATTCGATCCTGACTGGCGCATCCAGCGCAATGACGGACACGGCTGTGCAGGGGTTGCTGAAGAGCATCTACAATCAGACTGGTCAGTATCGCTCTTATGACGCGATTGTTGGCACGGATCTGAAGCGTGCGTTTACGGGCCTTCTCGGTACGACTGCTCTCACCACCACTTCTACCAGTGGCGTATTGGGCGCAGGTGCAACAAAGGTGCAAACCTTTCAGCGCGATGCTTCTGCAGAAGCTTACATCCAGTCGGTCGATGTCTTTCAAGGTGACTTTGGCACTGTAAAATTGCATCCCACGGTGTTTCTCGGGACGATCTCCTCTGGAGTTTGGACTGTGACTCCGTACAAAGGTCTTGTCCTGAACATGGACTTGATCGAAGTGCGTTACGGTGGGAACGTCGCTGCTGTACAGGCATTGCCTGACTTCGGCGCTGGTGCTGCTCGCCTCGTTGAGGCGGTTTGCGGTCTGGTTGTCGGGAACCCATTGGGTCTTGGCAAGTTTGACTTCAGCTCGTAGGCTTGATTGGTGACACCTACCTAGTGGTGCGGCTAGCTGGAGAGACAGCTGTCGGCAACGGCCATGAATCGTTGTGGGGAACGCACCTCTCAGTGGCGTGACACTCTGGAGAGACAGGGACCATTTTATGCTCAACATTGACCCTAGCTTAATCCCTGCAATGGAAGCCGAGTTTCGGCGTGGATGGCAAATGAGACGAGTGCGTGCTGAAGTGCAGGCCAAACAGGCTGCTAAGTTCACTCAGCAACGCCACAAGTCAGTTGAAGGACTAGGACAAAAGATGGGCAGCATTCCCGGTGACGCTTATCACTTCTGGGGTCACAAACTTGGCTATCAATGTTGGGATGATCCAAAGTTTTTGAAAGAATTTTGGCGTGATAACCCGCAGTGCAAAGTAAACTCTGGCGGCACAAAAGAAATTAGTGTAGGCTGGGTTCCGTCTACCAACTTTAGATCTCGTACCGTCTACCAATGAAGACCGTTCCGTTTAGCGACATCCTTGCTTCTGTCTGCCAACTTGTTGGATTAGATCGTGCAACGCTAAATGATAAGTCTTTTGGAGCAATCCGCGATTTTACAGGACGCCGCCTGTCAATTGTGTGGGATCGCGAGGAATGGCCTGACGTACAGAGATATCTTTACACATGGCCGGGAATGCCCGTTTCGTCCATCGAGTCCGGGTTAAACATCCTTGCTACTGAAAGCAACATCCCGCTTTCTACTGAGGACGATCAAGATTTTGTTACAGAGAACGAGTTAAACACAAACACAACTCGCATTAATTTTGACAGTAACTTCAAGCGGATCTACCTGCAAGATTTTGAAAATGACAGGTACAAGCTGGGGACAGTTGGTGAGTCGTATGTCAAGTTTTTGAATCCGTTCTATGGATCTGTAGACGACGGTCCGCTGACTTCTGTTGCCGATAACCAGTACAACTTCACCTACTCAACAGCTACGGATGAAATTGGTGAGTACATTACAAACATCGTAATCGAGGTTGAGTTTACAAACACAAACTATTTTAGTTACGCTGGGCCAAACGCACCGTTGACTTCAAAGGTTTTGTTTTTGGACAACAGGCAGTTGCTGATTCAGATCCCGCAAGGGTCTTTGCACGGGCTGAACATCTACAACAACGATCCACGCCAATCTACACGGACTATTCCGTTGGATTTTATTGTTGAAGATTTTGCAGATCAAAGTCCTCAAACATTTGAAGATGAAGTAAGTTATCTTCGGACATTTGAAGCAAACCGTCAGTTTGTCCAGTATCGCTTGTTGCCTCCGCGCATGTTTGGGGTCAAGTACGATCCAATATCCGTGTATTCTACAGGGTCACAGATCTACTTTGATCTTGGTCAAAATAGTGGAAGCTACAGCATCAGCGACAAGACCAAGCCAAGCAATGGCAACTTTTTTGCGGCTACAACTAATGTGACTTCTGGGATTACTCCAGCAAATCAAGTGTCTGAAACTTGGAAAATTCTTGAGATCCCGGCTAGATTCAGGGATTACTTGGCAAACTCTGTGTCTGCTGACTTCTTAAAATCCGAAGGCAGGGCTGAAGAGGCAATAATGTTCGAGCAGTTGGCTGAGGCGGCAATCCAGCAGCAGATTGACGTTCTTATCCGCCAGCAAGGCCAAGTTCAAAGAATGGATATGGTGTATACTTACTAGTATGATCACTAAATTTTTAAGAAAGCGTAATCCAAATACGTCGCTTGAGTTTAATAAGAACTTTGCTCGTATCCAAGTTACAAGCACAGGAAATACGTTTGTGTTTAAAAAGACAAGAGTGCAAGTTCCAACGGAAGCTAGGATCTTGACAGAAACTAATGATTTTCTTAATACTGAAACAAGTCAGCGTCTTAACATTGGATAATCCATGAGCATCAAAATCTCCAACCTCCCAGCAGCCGTTGCTGTAAACAATGAGGATCTTGTTCCGATTGTTCAGAATGGTACTACCAAGAAAGCAACCGCTGATCTAATCCGTCCCATATTTGGAACTGCTGCTGGAACAGTTTGCCAAGGGAACGAT